CGACCTCCAGGATGCGGAGGTTGTGAAACTTGCGAAAGCCGAAGCCGACTAGGCGCACGTTCACGCCGTCGTACTTCACGCGAATATCGGGGATCATAGCGGGTTGGTTACGGCCAGCTTCAGTAGCCGCCCGCCGCCGGTGTCTTTTTCGACGTCGGCTACTCGGTAGGTGACGCTATCCAGGACAACGGCGTCGCCTTTGATTGGCTCGCCTTCAGTGAAGGAAGCGAGCGGCGCCCATGCCGTCTGATAGGCGCGCTGGGATTGCTGTACCTGCTCGCCGGTGTCGAACACAAGGGTTATCGTGTACGAAGCACCGGCGCGCGGGTAATAGACGGCCTCTTCCCCAAACACGGCGAGGAGAGGGACCGTGGCAGAAGTGAAGAGACCGCTAAAGCTGGACATGGTTTAGTACTCGGCAACCACTAAGAACTTCTTGTTAAGCGTGACGGTCACAACCACGTTCGTGCTGGTGTGGCTTCCGTAGGTGACGTTGACGCTGCCGGCGGTGGCCGGGGTCAAATCGGTGTAGGTGACGAAGACGCGCGACGGGACGAACCCGAGGCCGTGCGCCACGTTCTGCGCGGAGCCCGTGCCCGTCTGTTCCGACGAAACAGACTTCAGCGTGAGCGCGCGGCCGTTCAGCTTCACCCGGACCGTCGCATCACCGGAAAGAGCGGCCCTCACGCAGACGCCAACTTCGCAATTGCCGGCGGCCGTGGTCGTCAGGTACTTGTTCGTGTTGTCCCAGTACACCGCGTCGCCCACCGAAATCGCGCCGGTGGTTTTGGCGATGTCGAAGACGCCTTCAGTTTTGAATTGGCCGACGGCGCCGGAGGTGATGTCCGATACCGCAACGCCGAAAATCTTGCCCACGCGCGCGGCCGCACCGGCGACAACGGTATAGGGGGCAGTGAGTGCGAGAGAATCTCCCGCTTGTACGAAATTGTCCATGGTTGTACCCTCGTGGGGCGGCCCTCGCCGCCCCTAGTTGTTCGGTTGCGCCAGAGTTGCCGTTAGGAACCCGTGGAGTAGTAAAGGCCCTTCCAGCCAACGGCCTTGGCTGCGAAGTCGAGGAAGACATTGATGCGAACGCCAAGAATGTCGCCAGCGTTTTCGACGCGGTAGAACTGCGGGCCGGGCGCGCCCGCCAGGTTGGCGTATTCGACATCGCCCGTTGCGGCGGCGCCGTACCATTTGGCAGTGTCGGTGAGTTCGGCATCGGACACCACTTCCAGCATCCCGGCGAACCAGTTCTGGTCAGCGATCTTGACAGACGGCCCGGTTTCCCGCATGGCCGTGACGGCCGTCATGCGCTTGGCGGGAGGAACGATCAAATACTTGGGCATCAGGTTTAACGGGCTCACCCCGTCAATATCCTTTTGCGTGGCCATCGCCACAAACATGGCGTCCAGGCCGGTGTTGGCAATCACGCCGGTGCCGCTGTTGGCGTGCGCAACCGAGAACAAGGCGTTGCCGTCGTTCATGTTGGCGTTCGCTGTCAGGATGGCGTACACGGTCTTGTTTTCTAGCCGCGCGCACTGCTCGCCCATCTTCGCGCTGATGTCGTTGAAGGCGCTCAAGTCGTCATTGATGAGCATCTGCCGGGTGAAACTGATGCCGCGGGCATAGGTGGCCAGCGCGTAGGACTCACGCTCTTCGCCCATGGAGCCCATGGTGATCTCCCCGCCTTCGGGAACTTCCAGAAGCACGGGGGCCGCACCGCTGCGAATCCGGCGCATCGTCTTGAAGTCGTTCGCCACGCTCGCGCGGGACCAGATTTTGTAGGTCGTCGGCGCGATGTCGTAGGCGGTCAAAAGCACTTTGCGCAGCCCGTTTTCCAGGATGTACGGGAAGTCACTGGTGGAGTGGAACGCCTGGATGCAGAAATCCGTTTCGTTCATACCGCGCGTGTTGGTGCCAGCGCGCGCCAACACCTCTTCGGCCAACCGGCGAACGCCCATTCCACGGAAGTCGTTTCCGGCTTCCACCTGATACTTCGACGGGTCCACGCGATTCAACAGCGCGGAGACGCCCAAGGCGCGCCGCGTGTCGCGCTCGTCGCGGGAGATCGTGGCGGCGGTGTGGCCGTGGCGGGTATCGGTCGCCATATCGGCGGCGATCTTCGCCTCGATCACGGCATCTTTGAATGCCTCGACCGTCTGCCCGCCAGAGATGGCGGAGTTGATGGCCGTGGCGGGCATCTTGGCGAGCGCGCCGATACGGGAAATTTCGCTAGTGCGGGTCCGTTCGGCGGCCATGGCGGCGGCGGCAATGGCCTCGGCGTTGATGGCCGGGTTCTGCCCCGTTTCGTTGGGGTTGGTCATAGTGACCTCCTTCGTAATCTCAGGGGCAGAGCCCTGGATGCTGTTGGGCGGCGCGACTTCCACCGCATTCGCCACCGGCCCAACCGCGCACAATGCAGCGGGGGCGTTACGGTAGGCGGTCAAATTCCATTCGTTTTTCGCGGCCGTGGTTTCCACGATCCGGTCAGCTAGACCAGCGTCTACGGCTTCCTGTGCGGAAAACCACGTTTCCGCGTCCATCCAACCGCGAACGGTGGCCTCGTCCTTGCCAGTTCGCCGCATGTAGTCCGCGGCGATCGCATCGCCGTACTTCTGCAGCAGCTCGGCCGTCGCCACGTGATCGGCCGCGTTGCCGACGGTCATCGCCCAGGGCGAATGCACCATGACGAAAGCGCCGGCTGACATTTCAATTTCGGCGGCGGCCAGGATAATGAACGATGCGGAGGAGGCAGCCAGGCCGTCAACGTGGGCGATGATCTTGGCGGGGTGCTGCGCGATCGCCGTCGAGATCGCCCGGGCGGCGTCAACCTCCCCACCGGGAGAGTTAACCCGGAGGTGAATCACCGACGCCTTGATCGCCTTCAGGTCTTTGACGAACTGGGATGCCTGGATTCCCCAGAACCCTCCAATCGCGTCGTAAATGAAGACCTCGGCGGAATCGTCCGCCTTTGCCTGAATTTCGTAGCGCCGCGGGGCCGCCTGATTGTCTTCGAAGAGTTTATTGAGGCTCATCGGGTACCTGCTGCGGGTCGGCCGCGTTGTTTTCTGCGATGGCGAGTTGCCCATTGAAGAAATCGACGCCGGCTTCTTTCAAGCGTTCGGCGTAGGCTTCGATTTCCGCGATTTGCTGCTCAGGGTTATTGCCCGCGCCGGCGACTACTTGTGGCCAGGACGCCTTTCCGATCTGGAGCTCTACCTGATCGGCTTTCGCTTCCGTTAGGCGGTCTAGCAACTCAAACGCCGGCGGGTTCCACGTGTGCGCGGTGTTCGCTACTGGGCCGTCGAACATGATGAGGTAATCGAGGAACTTCTGTGCGGCCCACTCGCAAAACTGTGGAATAAACCAAACCCATTGGTGGGACTCGACCGCGCGCTTAAATGCTACGGCGCCCATGCGGCTGCTACTGTAGTTCGATTTCGAGTAGTTGCCGGTCAGTAGTTCAAAGGGGATCTGAATACCAGCGGCGAAGTCACGCTGGCGCGAAGTCTTGTAGTCGTCGTACCCACCCGCGTAGCTCGGCTGGTTGAATTTTACATCTTCGCCCGGCCGCAACTTGAGCATCATGCCTGGCTCAAACGTCGATACCGGGTTGCCGTTCGCGTCCGTTACTTCGGTGGTGAACTGAAACTCATCACCTTCGGGAGAAGTGACGGCGGCGGCAATGCACGCCTCTGTGCGCTTCCGGATAATCTCGGCTTCTTCCCAATCGGCGGTGTCCTTCGCGGGGAGCGTGGCCGGTGCCAACCGTGGAACCATGCGGACTTGTCCGGGGCGGCGCGGGCGGCCGACGTGCGCAACTTCCGCTGCCGGGATGCGCTTAGACATCGTGCCCACCGAGCCACGAAGGCCGTAGATATTGTTGTCGCCGGGGTGCTGCTCGAATAGCCAATAGGCAACGCGGCGGCCAATGCGGTCAAACTCGACGCCCTGGATGATGTACCCGCCGTCGGTCACACCGGACTTGGAAAGGTCCAGATAGTCGGATTCAAGCACCTGCAACGCAATCGGCGGCCAGACGCCATCAGACCGGCGCCGCGGGCGGGCGCGGATAAATACTTCTCCGCTTTCAAATTCAGCGTCACAGACCTGGGCCTGTACGGCTTCAAATCCAGGTAGGTAGTCAGAACTGCAAGACTTCGCCCATGCGTCCCACTTCGCCTGTACGCCAGCGTCAACCCATTGGCAGATGATGCCGGTTCCGACGACGGACTCCGTCCATTTTCCTTGGGCGTTCGCGGCCAGCGGGTTATTGCGGATGAGGTCGCGCGAACGGTCGCGCAGCGTGGGAAGCACGGAACCGGTTTCAGCGTTGGCGGAGGTTCCGGATGTCGTCCAACCGGCCGTTCGGCGGCCGTCTTTCGCGCCTTCGTAGGATGCCTTCGGGTTCAGAGCCGCGCGGGCGCGACTCCGCCGAATACCGGCGGCCGGGTCGAAGAACGCGACGACTTTATCGACAATGTTTAGGCTCATCCGTTGCTGTGCTGAATTAATAACGCCCGGTTCGTCCGCGTGCCCGTGGACGCGGCAATCTCACCGTCTAAAATCGAGAGGGCTTTTTCCATGCCAGCGATATCCGCGTAGGTCACAGACTTATCGCCGGTCGTGATAGATTTCACGGCGTCGGCGATGCGGCCAATTAGCGCGTCCCGTTTTGTTTGGAGTTCTGCGGTTGTCATCGTCTAAGCCAACTATTCCCGCCCTGTATCCATCCCGGCCGCGCTTGCGGCTTGGGTTGTTCGGATGGCTGCTGCGTGATCTGCGTTGGGCCTTGTTGCCGTGCAACGGTAACGCCGCGCGGCAGCGGCTCCATCGCCACCGCCAACGCCTTCCAGCGAGCTTCTGGCCACTTACCCACCCCAAGATGCTCCGCCGCCGCCCGTGCGTAATTCGCGGTGTCTAGCGCTTCGTTGCGCCCGGTCTTGTGCCAGCGGCCTTCCATAAAGCCGCGCTTATTTTTCTGCTGTACGTACCGCTCGGCTACGAGCTGCTTGTACCATTCGTCTGTTTCCCGGTAATGATGGACCCAGCCGGGCGGATGTTCCCCGCCCTCCGCTGGCTTGCCGAGGCGAAGTTGGCCGTAAAGCTCAGTTTTCGCCATCGACACATTGACCGGATAGACCAGCACTCCGCGGCGCCGGCGCTTCGCATTCGATTCTGTTGTCTTCGGTGTCCCGAGGATCGCCGTCCCGGTGTCGTAGCCTTTGACCACGATCACCCGGCCCGGTCCCTGTTGCCGCGCCCAGTCGTAAACCTGCGTCGCTTGGTCGCCGGAATCTATCGCCGTTCGGCTGATCGACATTTCGGCGCCGGATGTGTGCCGCCAGGTTTCCCCGAGCATTCCGGTAAGTTCGAGCCATGGCCCAGCGCCAAGGCGGGCGGTGTCGCCGAATAGAACCCGGTAGTCCACCAGGAAGCGCTGTTTATTGCGCCCCCAGCCCCATACAGCGATTTCTAATCGGTCGCGCTGTACGTCAACCCCGGCCGTTAGAATCAACGCGCCAGCGGGCACTGTGCCCTTTTCGTAGTCGGACGCGCGGGAGGCGATGATTTCCCAGTCGGGAGCGTCGCCGGTGATTTTCCAGAGTTCGGCGAGCTTCGTGTTGATGAACGATTTCAGCTCGCCCGGGTCGTCTTTCGACGCGAGGAAGTCTTCGGCCAGCTCGCCCCATGGCGTGATGAGCGAATAAAGGCGCGGGAGGTGGAAGCCGGCTATTTTCGACTTCGGGTTGCCTTTTACCCACTCGCCGCGGTCAACCATCCACGGTTTCCGCCAGTTTTCAATCTGCCCGTGACAGAGTTCGCACTCATACCAGGCTTCTGCCGGATCAGCGCCCCACTTCACCCGCTCCCATATAAGCACCTGATAGGCCCCACAGAGAGGGCAAGGGACGTGGAATTTTCGCTGGTCCGAGCGCATCCACCACTCGAAAATAACGGAGTCACCTTCGAGTGTTGGGGTAGACGCGAGCGCGACTTTTCGGATGCGCCGAAAGTTCGCCGTTCTCATGATGAACAGGCGAACGGTCGAGCCTTCTTTGCCGACTTCGCGCGGCCACCGGTCTACCTCGTCACCGAGGGCATACCGAATCGACCGCATCTGGAAATTCTCAGGCGTTTGCGCGCCCAGCATCGTCAGTGATCCGCCGCGGAACCGCTTCTCATTGATCGTGTTGCCGGCTTCGCGCGACTTCTTGACGGCCACTAGGCCAGCCAGCGTCGGGCAGTCCCGAAACATCGGGTCGATGCTCTTTTTGCTGAACTCTTCCGTGTCCGCTTCGCGCGGCTGAATCAGGAGGATCGGGCCGGGGTCGTTGGCGATGTACGAGCCGATGGCGTTTTCATATGCCGTCGTCTTTAGCATCTGCGACGCGCACATCAAAACCACAAACTCGGTCGGGTCGTGCGCGCTGAGAACGTCCATCGGCTCCCGCTGGAACGCCCAGGCGCGGAAGTCTCCAGGAGACGCGCTGCGCTCGCTCGATAGCTTGCGGTTACTCTCCGCCCACTCCGTCACCGTCTGCCGGATCGGGGGCCGCATCGCCTTCGCCGCCGCTGTCCACAATAGCTGTGCCTGCGTCAAGAAAGTCATCGGCTAATTGAGCGGCGCATCGGTCGGTTTCACGGATCAAAAACAGGCGTACTTCGGTCGGATCGGTCATTGCGGCCATTTGGTCGCAGAGCGCGTTAGGAAGGCCTGATAGCTTCGTGCGGACAAGCTGGCAGAGTTGCGCCCAGGCGGCGGCGGCCATGGCTACCGGGATAACGTCGCCCTGCTTTTGCTGAAATTCAAGCTCTCGGAGGTTGGCGAGGGCGGACTCCTTGCGGAGTTGCGCGTCGATGAGATTCTCGTCGCGCGGTGCCTGTTCGTGCCGGTTTTCGATGATCGAATCGTCTGATTCACCGCGCCGGCGCCTGCGGTTGACGTTTTGCGGCGAGATTCCTGCTTTTTCAGCCACGGAAGCGGCTGAACTTCTACCATTTTTCATAGAATATGGTTTTTGGTAGGACTAACTAGGTATCGCGTGCAATGAGTCTACC